ACTTGAAGGTCTATCTGAATGGAACGGCAGATGCCACCAGCGGCGGTGCTGTGACAGACAACTTTAACCAAACCAGTATTTTGTATGTTGGCGCAGACCGAGTTGGTGGAAGCGCACTAAACGGGTATTTGCAAGACGTTCGCATTACCAAACTTGCCCGTACCATTACAACGCCAACAGCCGCGTTCCCAACGAGGTAATCATGCTACTTGCCAACCAAAACCTCATCATCAAAGACCACACAGAGTTTTTCCCCAACACTTCGTTTGGTGACCGTGGCCCTACGCTAGATTGGATTGCGGAACAAGGCTATTACGTTATCACGGTGTGGAAACCATACAACCATGCGACCGAGAAACTTGTACAAGCAGCACCTCACCTGTATGACGGGATGTGCTGTACCGTCAATGTTGAGCCTCTGACCCAAGAAGAACTTGACCAGCGCGTGGAGACACAATGGCAGGTCGTGCGCAACCAACGCAATCAGATACTCAAAGATTCTGACTGGACGCAACTAACAGACTCTCCTGTTGACAAAGCAGTATGGGCAACGTATCGTCAGGAATTACGCGATATCACCACCCAGCCAGACCCGTTTAACATCACGTGGCCCAAACAAAATGGCTAAGTCCCCGGCGTGGCAGCGCAAGGAAGGCAAGAACCCCGAAGGGGGTTTGAACGCCAAGGGCAGGGCCTCCGCTAAAAAACAGGGTATGGATCTCAAACCCCCGCAACCGGAAGGCGGATCTCGCCGTGACTCATTCTGTGCCAGAATGTCAGGCATTAAGAAGAAGTTGACTTCAGCCAAAACCGCTAAAGACCCAGACTCCCGTATCAACAAATCTTTGCGGGCATGGAAATGTTGACTGAAGAACAGCAAGAAATCGGGAAACAGTTCCTAGATGGCTTGTCCATTTTCACTGTTGTGGCTACATTGGTTGAAATGCTGCCCGCCGTCTCTGCGCTTTTGAGTATCGTGTGGGTTAGCATCCGCATTTGGGAAACCAAGACGGTACAGGGTCTTGTTAACCGGAAAAAGCAAGATGCCCTCGACGAGTAAGAAGCAGCACAATTTCATGGAGGCGATTGCCCATTCGCCTTCTTTTGCCAAGAAAGTTGGCGTTCCCCAGTCCGTGGGCAAGGACTTCGCAGCGGCTGACAAGGGTCGCAAGTTTTCAAAAGGTGGTGACATGGCTGAATCCAAAGCAATGGTCGGTAAAGAAGTGGCTTTCATGAAAAAGAAGGGCGCTCCTGCATCCATGATGAAGCACGAAAAAGCTGAGATGATGGGCATGAAGAAGGGCGGCGCGGCCAAGTACATGTCGTTTACTGATACGGGTAAACCTGCGGGCATGAAACCCGTTAAGAAGATGGCTGCTGGCGGTTCCGCTTCTTCGCGTGCTGACGGTGTTGCCAAGAAAGGCAAGACCAAAGGTAAATTGCTCAGTAAAGGCGGAGCCTGCTAATCATGGCCAAAGCACCGATTGTCAGCAAAGCCGAGCTTGATGCTTCGGAGTACACGAATCTGCGGGACTATCTGAACGCCAAGCGCGGGCTTACCCGTAAAGGTGGTGCCGGTCCTGAGTATAAGCCTGGGCGCGAAGGTAAGGACGCAGATCTTGGCGACAAGATGTCGGCAGCAGAAAGCAATGCCGCCGCGGAGCGTTTTGGTAATAAGCGCGCAGCGCTTGATACGACTGTAGATGCATCTGCCGGTATGCAATCTCCCGACATGGCCGCAGCGATGCGCCGAGGGTACGCAGACTTGCCGACCCAGGCAGAGAAGCCAAAAGCCGAACCGTCCTTTGCAGAGAAGTACTTGGGGCGCCCCAACAAGGAAGAACGTGCGGCTAACCGCGAAAGCTTCCGTAAAGCGCTGGGCTTTAAAAAAGGCGGCGTAGTTTCTTCAGCCTCCAAACGCGCAGACGGTTGTGCCACCAAGGGCAAGACCAAGGGCCGGTTTGTATGAGAGCCAGTCGCGGCATGGGGGACATCAACCCCAGCAAGATGCCAAAGCCAAAGGTCAAGGCTCGCCGCGACGATACGGACTTTACGCAGTATAAAGAAGGCGGCAAGGTTAATGCGGCTGGTAACTATACTAAGCCTAGTCTGCGAAAACGAATCTTGTCCCAAGTGAAGGCTACTGCAACGCAGGGTACTGGTGCAGGCCAATGGTCAGCCCGTAAAGCACAGCTTGTTGCTAAGAAATATAAGGCAGCAGGTGGGGGGTACAGAGATTGAAACCTCCGCAGCAATCGCTTAAAGACTGGGGCGACCAGAAGTGGCGCACCAAAAGTGGCAAACCATCCAGCAAAACTGGCGAGCGGTATCTGCCTGAGAAGGCGATTGCAAGTCTTAGTTCTTCTGAGTATGCTGCAACGACCAAAGCTAAACGTGCAGGGAAAGCAGCAGGCAAACAGTTTGTAGCGCAGCCCAAAACGATTGCAAAGAAAACTGCGAGATTCAGATAATGATCAACGAACCAAGCACCGGTTATTGGGACTACTCAAACGAGATTGCTCCGCAGTGGATGGACTACGGTTCGCCCGGAGCTAACCCTAAGCCGGGCACAATCAATGTCGGCGGCACAACGCCACCTTCTACTATCGGTTCGGGTGGCATGCCGGTTGGTGGCGCTAACCCAATCGTTCCTACGGGAACTCCCGGCGCATACAACCCAGTTACAACTACGCCGACAGCCCAATCACAATTCACCCCACATCCGTTCATGCCTCCGGGCATGACGTTTCAACCACAGACTCAGTTCGGGCAGCAGGCGTCGGCACCACTCAATATTGGTCAGCAGGGTAGATCGTACGGCCAGATGCCGGGTGGCCCCAACATGCCGCAACAAATCCCCCAGTTCCAGCCTGTGCGTCCGGGGGGCCCAATGCCACAGTTTCAGAATCCGTTTGGCCCACAAGCACAGCCACAGCAGTACCGCCCAATGGGGCAACAGCCAACGCAGATTTCGCAGCAGCCGCAACAACTTGACGACGCTGGTATAGCTGCCCTGATGCGTAACGCAATGCAAAACAGATAAGCATGGCAACCACATCCGGCCAAACTACGTTTAACCTCGACCTGACTGATCTTGTCGAGGAAGCTTTCGAGCGTGCTGGTTCGGAGTTGCGCACGGGTTACGATCTGCGCACAGCGCGGCGTTCGCTCAACCTGATGTTTGCTGACTGGGCAAACCGTGGGATCAACCTGTGGACAATCGAGCAGGGCACGATCAATCTGGTACAGGGGCAGAACACATACCCGTTGCCCAATGACACGGTTGATCTGCTGGAGCACGTGATCCGCACGAACGCTAACAGCACATCTAATCAATCTGACCTGACAATCACACGCATCAGCGTATCAACATACGCCACACTGCCAAATAAACTGTCGCAAGGTAGGCCAATCCAAGTTTGGGTGCAGCGGTATAACGGGCAGACAACACCCGTCTCGGCTACGCTGAGCACAACAATCACTAGCACGGCCACCACAATAACGGTTAGTTCTGCGGCAAATCTGCCCGCTGCTGGGTTTGTAAAGATTGACTCCGAGATCATTAACTACGGTTACATTGTAGACAACACGCTGTATAGTTGCTTCCGTGCGCAACAAAACACGACGGCTGCGGCACATACGGCTGGCGCTACAGTTTACTGGCAACAGACTCCGGCTATTACTGTCTGGCCTACTCCAGACAACACAACCACGTACCAGTTTGTTTATTGGCGCATGCGCCGCACGCAAGATGCGGGCGGTGGTGTCAACGTCATGGATGTGCCGTTTCGGTTTATTCCGTGCATGGCAGCAGGGCTGGCGTACTACGTTGCGCTGAAAGTGCCGGATGGGATGCAGCGTCTTGATGTGCTGAAGATGCAGTATGACGAGACTTGGGAGTTGGCGGCGCAGGAAGACCACGAGAAAGCGTCTTTGCGTTTGGTGCCGCGACAGATGTTTATTGGATATGGTCCGTAAATGGGCAATAGGTTTTCATCTGGCAAGAACTCAATTGCCATTTGTGACAGGTGTGGGTTTGGCTACAAGCTGACCATGCTCAAGAAGGAAGTAATCAAGACCAAGATTTACAACCTTTTGGTTTGCCCCAGTTGTTGGGACCCAGACCAGCCGCAGTTGCAGCTTGGCATGTATCCGGTGGATGACCCGCAAGGCGTTCGGGACCCACGCAAAGACACGACGTATCAGGTGTCCGGTAACTTGGCTGATGGGTACGCGGGTGGTGGTAGCAGAGTCATTCAATGGGGTTGGAATCCGGTGGGCGGGGCTAGTGCGTTTGATACATTGCTGACCCCAAATAACTTGGTTTTGCAAGTACAAATTGGTACAGTTACGGTTGTGACGACATAGGAGTCATCATGGATAGGAAAACGGTCAAGGCCATCGCGGATGTCGAAGCCAAGAAAGAAGTCAAGGGGCATGAGAAACGCATGCACAAGGGCGTCAAAGGCATGAAAGCTGGTGGTCCGACAACGGACGATCGCATGAAGTACGGGAAGAATTTGTCCCGTGCCATGAACCAGGGCATGAAATAATGGCTAAGATAAATAATCTTTCAGCGCAAGAGTACGCAGTTCCGCACACAATGTCGGGCAAAAAAGTTGCTATTAGCCAAAATCCGGGCAAAGCGTCTTCGATGAGTAGCTTGGACACTATGGATCTTGCAGTGGGCATGGTTGGTGCAGATAAAACAAAACCGACAAAAGATACTGGTATCAAGATCCGTGGCACTGGCGCTGCGACTAAAGGCGTGATGGCTCGGGGACCGATGGCGTGAACTATGCTGCGCTTGTAACTGCTGTTTCCGACTACACGGAGAACACGTTCCCGACTGCGGACATGAATGTGTTCATTCAGCAGGCAGAGCAGCGCATATACAATACGGTTCAGTTCCCTTCGTTACGCAAAAACGTGACGGGGGTAACAAGCCCAGCAAACAAGTACCTTGCTTGTCCCGGCGACTTCTTAGCTACGTATTCTCTAGCCGTCATCAACACAGACGGCAGCTACGAGTACCTGCTGAACAAAGACGTTAACTTTATTCGCCAAGCGTATCCGCAGCCGACCGATACTGCGACGCCCAAGTACTATGCCCTGTTTGGCCCGCAGTCGAGCAATGCAGCCGAACTGACGTTTATTCTCGGCCCAACCCCAGATGCTGTGTACTCAATGGAGTTGCACTACTTCTACTACCCCGAGTCTATTGTCACCGCAACCACGACTTGGCTGGGCGATAACTTTGATACTGTCTTGTTGTATGGCACGCTTGTTGAGGCTTACACATACATGAAGGGCGAGCAAGACATGATGGCGTTGTACGATGGCAAGTATAAAGAAGCGCTGTCACTAGCCAAACGTCTGGGCGATGGTTTGGAGCGCGGTGATGCGTATCGTGACGGTCAAGCCAAGATCAAGGTGGGTTGATGGCGTTTACCGGCAATTACTCTACCAACACGTTCAAGACCGGACTTCCCAGTGGGACGTTCAACTTTGGTGCAAGTACGACGCAGACATTCAAGATCGCGCTGTATACCAACGCGGCTACGTTAAATGCAGATACGGCTGGGTATACTTCAGACGGAGAAGTTTCTGCCTCGGGGTACACCGCTGGGGGGCAAGCCCTTGTTGTTAGCCAAGTCCCTACTGTGGGTGCTTCCGGCACGACTTCGTACTGGTCATTCAATAACGCCGTCTGGACTACTGCGGTTACTGCGCGGGGGGCGTTGATTTATTTGGCGGACGGAGCCAGCAATCCAGCAATCTGCGTGCTGGACTTTGGAGCAGACAAAACATCGACCGGCACATTCACTGTACAGTTCCCCGCCGCTACCAGTACAACAGCAATTATCAGGATCGCATAATGCTAGTTAACACTATTCATGGCGAGATGGACGACGCTCTTCTGGTCAAACAAGAAGGGTCAATAGATAATGATGTCGAATCTACCACCTGGGTTGAGTACTGGCTTGATGGTGAATTGGTTCACCGTTCGGCCCACGTTACCCTCAAAACTTCCCCCTTTACGGCGCTTGAAGCTGCTTCGATAGGATAAAGCATGGCCAATACTCAATCCATGTGCACATCGTTCCTTGGGGAACTGATGACGGCAACGCATAATTTTGGTGTCGCACCCACCCGTGGATCGTCAACGGCCGATACTTTTAAAGGCGCGCTGTATCTTGCAACCGCCACAATCAATGCCGCAACCACTGCTTATACGGCAACAGGTGAAGTGACTGGTACAAACTACACGGCTGGTGGTGTGTCAATTACGAATGCTACTGCTCCGGCTTCGACCAATACTTCGTCTACGGCAGGTGTGGGTTACGGGACGCCTTCGGCTTCGATCACCTACACAAGCGTGACGCTTAATACAGCGTTTGATACGGTGCTGATCTATAACTCGACGCAGAGTAATAAGGCCGTATCTGTTCACACGTTTGGTTCGCAGACTATCACGGCTGGTAACTTCACGCTGACGATGCCGTCAAACACGACATCAACCGCCCTGCTTCGTTTGTCCACAACGTAAGGTGATGAGTGGCGCTCGGTTGGGGGGTTGATACTTGGGGGGCTAATGGTTGGGGCGGTACGGATAAACTCGTAGCCCTAACGGGGGTTAACGCATCTGGAGTACTAGGCACACTAACTCCAACTAAAAGTGTTGCGCTTACCGGAAATAGTAGTCAGGAATACGTTGGTGATATTGTATCGGGTAAGCTTTTTGGGATTACGGGTGTTGTTGGATCTGGTGTTGTCGGAACAGTTAGTCCCGGTAAATCCGCAGTATTAACTGGATCAGCAGCAACAGGCGCTACTGGGGCATTAACGATATCTTATTCAACAACTTTGACCGGCAGTAGCGCACTTGGGGCCGTAGGGAATTTGGGTTACGCTTACTGGACATTGATTGATGATTCTCAAACGCCGGGTTGGGCGCAAATCAATGACTCCCAAACGCCAAACTGGACCCCGATTATTTCGATCTAAGGACTAAACATGGCTACCTCGTATACCTCACTCCTTGGGCTTGCCCTCCCCGTCACGGGGGAGTTGTCGGGTACTTGGGGCGATACGGTCAACAACTACATCTCCACCTACATTGATTCGGCGGTGGCCGGGTCATTGACGTTAACTGCTGATACGACGCTTACTAAGACCACCGGCTCAAGCCTTGGTGCGACTTCATCTCAGTATGCGATTATCATCGCGTCCCCCGCTTCTGCTGCAATCACCATCACGGCTCCAGCGGCGAGCAAGATGTATGTGGTTAATAATACGTCAGCAACGTACACGGTCACGTTTAAAGCGACTGGTCAGACTGGCGTAACGATTGCAACGTCTGAGAAGTGCGTTGTTGCTTTTAACGGCACCGACTTCGTAAAGATTGCATCGACGGTTGTATCCGCTGCAAGTCTCAGCGGTACTGTGCCAATTGCCAACGGCGGTACAAATGCTTCAACCGCTAGTATTACTTCATTCAACAATATCACGGGGTATACGGCGTCTGGTGCTACTGGAACAACTAGTACCAACTTGGTATTCTCTACTAGCCCTACGCTAGTAACGCCGATTCTTGGAACACCAACTTCAGGAAACCTTTCAAATTGTACCGCTGACGGTACTAACGGCGTTGGGTATTTAAATATCCCGCAGAACGCACAGACTGGCAGTTACACAACTGTACTGAGTGACGCTGGTAAACATATATATCATGCTTCTGGCGCTGGTGCGGCTACATACACAATTGCGGCAAATGCTTCAGTAGCTTATTCGATTGGTACGGTTATTTCGTTTGTAAACCTGTCAGCTACTTCAATCAGTATTGCAATTACATCTGATACTTTAACTTGGGCGCAAGGCGGTGGAACCGGCACAAGAACTTTGGCTCAATATGGAGTTGCAAACTGCCTTAAAGTCACATCTACTCAGTGGCTTCTTACGGGGACAAATGTGACATGAGTGGCGTCCTTAATGCTTTTGCTGGCGGGAGTTATGGGGTCATACCTACAAATACTGTTGCCCCAGTAGTTTCTGGCACCGCTCAATTTGGTCAAATTTTATCCAGTACAACTGGAACATGGACCGCCGTACCCGCTGCAACCTATGCCTATCAATGGCAGCGCGGTGGGTCTAATATTGGTAGTGCCACAAGCAGTACATACACGCTTGTCCAAGCAGACGTTGGAAGCACAATTCGCTGTGTAGTTACTGCTACTAATGCACTTGGTAGCACTCCTGCAAATTCAAATTCAACGGCGTCCGTAACCGCAATTGTTCCAACTGCGCCAACCATTGGTACAGCAACTGCAACTGCTTACAACTCTGCAACCGTTTCGTATACGGCGTCTTCTAGTAACGGTGGCGCAAACATTACCTCTTACACAGCGGTGTCTAGTCCGGGTGGTATTACTGGAAGTTTGAGCACTTCTGGGTCAGGTACTATTACTGTTTCTGGTTTGTCTCGCGTTACGTCATACACATTCACTGTTTACGCTACCAACTCTGTTGGCAATAGTTCTAGTAGTTCTGCAAGTAATAGCATCACTACCCCGGCTCAAGTTCCGGGTGCCCCTACAATTGGTACAGCCACGCTAACCGGAAATACTACGGCTACGGTTTCCTACACTGCCCCTGCGGATAACGGTGGCGCAACTATTACATCGTATACCGCTACATCTTCTCCGGGTGGAATTACGGGCACATTAAGTACGTCTGGCTCTGGCACTATTTCTATTTCTGGCCTATCTCAAGGGACTTCTTACACGTTTACTGTTAAGGCAACCAACTCGGTTGGTCAGAGTGCCGCAAGTTCTGCAAGTAATAGTATTACTACTCCAGTGGTGGGGTGTGCGGTTTACACTTCTCCGGGTAGTTATACTTGGTATGCTCCATCCGGGGTTACTTCAGTTTCTGCTGTTGTGGTCGGCGGTGGTGGCTCTTCTCGCGGCGCATACTCAGGTAGAGGGGGGTATTTAGGGTATAAGAACAATATCTCCGTTACTCCAAGTAGTGGATATACTCTTGTTGTTGGAGCGGCAGGGTGTAAAAACGGTCCTTGTGGAATTTGTTGTTGGTACGGCAAACAAAGTTATTTTGTAAATACAAGCACTTTGCAAGCTGGCGGTGGCGGGGCGTTCTTCAATTGTTCTTCTCCCACCGCTGGATATGTTGGGACTGGCGGTGGGGCTGGTGGTAACGCCAATCCGGGTGGATCGTATACTTCTGGAACTGGAGGCGGTGGCGCCGGGGGATACGCTGGAAGCGGAGGAACTGGAGCTAGAGGCTCTTATTGTTGCGACCCATGCCCAGCCGCAAGTGGTTGTGGTGGTAGTGGCGGCGGCGGTGGCGGTGGCGGCCAAGGAAAAAGAGTTTCTGGTGTTCAGTACAACGGAGGTAGAGGCGGCGGTGTAGGTATTTATGGTCAGGGATCGAGCGGCGGTGGCGGAGCCGGTGGTTCCCCCGGTAGTAATGGGGGTGATGGATCAAGCGGCTCTTACGGTGCTGGCGGAGGGTTTAGTGCTTGCCCTTACTACCCTGATAGTAGTTCTTCAACATCTGGGGCGGCTCGTATTATTTGGCCCGGAAATACTCGTAGTTACCCTGGCGGAGCTTAATTAATGAATTTATTTATTCGTGTTGTAGATGGGGTTCCGGTTGATCACCCCATACTCGAAGAAAATCTTAAACAAGCGTTTCCCGATATTGATTTAAATGATCCATTATCAGGGTTTATAAAGTTTATACGTGTAGAAAGACCTAAATTAACCCCGTACGTAAAATTTGACCCGAAAGAACCTACATACGAAATAATTGATGGGGTATGTACGGATGTCTGGCATACTCGACCAATGACAGATGAAGAGAAACTTGCGGTTCAAAACATAGTAAAAGCCTCGTGGAATAATCTTTTTCCCTCGTGGGTTTTTAATGAAGACGCCTGTCTATTTGAACCCCCAATTGCCCGACCAGAGCCAGCGGCTAATTATAGGTGGAATGAATCTACGCTGTCATGGGACATGATTAATGTGCAATAGTAGCATTGCATCTGAAGTTTCTATAACAAATGACATCCTCACGACTGAGATTTATTTTCCTACGCTTATATCAACCGTTGTTAAAACTAATTTTTTAGACGCCGCTAGATCGGTATGTTTAGAGTCGCTAAAAAAAGTAGATAGCGTAGACGAAATATACCCGGTCAAAATGTCAGAAAACCTTATAAATGATGAAAGGCTTTCTGATTTAATGACTTATATTGGACAAACTTCTTGGAACATACTTGAGGGCCAAGGGTATAACACCACCAATATGAGTGTTCTGCTGACTGATTTTTGGTGTCAAGAACACTCTAAACACTCATTGATGGAACAGCACGTACATGGACACGGATCACAGTTAGTTGGGTTTTATTTTATTGATGTTCCAGAAAATAGTTCTTCCGCTGTTTTTCATGACCCCCGCTCAGGAAAAGTACAATCAAGTCTGCGAGAGGCAGACGCACATAATGTAACCCCAGCTAGCATTAATGTGCATTTTAAACCTGTCCCCGGATTGCTTGTCTTTTCAAACGCTTGGCTACCTCACTCGTTTAGCAGACATAGATCAGAAGACCCTATACGGTTTATTCACTTTAGCGTAACAGTTCAATATGATGCGCCTTCTCCTTGTCAGTTACCGGCGGCAGAAATAATTTGAACAAGTACCTCATCCGGTTTAACAAAAGTCGGGGAATGGACGGAAGGGGTACGCCCGATCACGTATGGCGAGTGTTTGAGAACGACAAAGAGTACCTGTTTAAACACTTCAAGCTAGAAGTTCCTGCCGAGAGCGAGATGTCGGCGGGGCCAGATTGGAACATAGCCTGTCATGGGTACATGACAATTGACCGCGAAACTTCAACGGCGATTATCAGACATGACCGAGAAACTGGAAGCCAAGAGTCAGCTAATTGAAAAGACGGCGTTTGCCGTTTTGCCCATTCTTTTCACATGTGTGGTCTACTTAATGTCCGCATTGGACAAACTCACGCACGATGTGACGGTGCTCAACGCCAAGATCAGTCTGGTGGTTACATCAGACAACAAGCAAGCTGTGAACTCCGGTGCTGAGTTGGCGCGGGAGAAGTTACGCCAAGACCTTGAGAAAGAGATTCAAGCCAACCGCGATTTGATCCACGTCAACCGCGAGCGGATCGTCATTCTTGAAGAACGCATGAGGAAGTGATGGAAGTTTTTGAAATCATCCTCAAGGCGTCTCCGGCGATTCTTGCGCTGATTACGCTCATCGTTGTCTTAGCCAAGCTCGACCTGCG